GCTTGCAGATGAAGTTGGCCCGCTCGCTGGGGATCAGCTTGTCGCGCTTCCACTCGGCCTCCAGGCGGGACAAGTCCAGCGTGTAGCCGATGGACGGGTTGGCCTTCACCCACAGGCTGCTGTCCTCGATGTCGTCGGTGGAGTCCATTTCCGCGATGTAGGCAAACATGCGGTCTGACACGGTGGGGTCGAGGTGCCCCAGCAGCGCGTCGGTGAATTGCCCGTAATAATACACCAGCGGGCCGTCCAGCACGTTGCCCATGGTCGTTATGTACATGATCAGGGGCTGCTTGCGCTTGACGGTTTTCTTTTTGATGATGTTCAGCAGCTTGAAGTCCCGGTATTCGTGGATCTCATCAAAAATAGCGCCGTGCGGGTTTAACCCGTCCAGGCGCTTGGAATCACTGGAGCGGTGCCGGATCACCGCGTGGGCCTTGTCATAATAAACGCCGTCGCGCAGCGTTCTGAATCGCGGGGCCAGGTAGTGGCTGGCCTCGATCTGGGCCTTGCACTCGCCGAACACGATGCCCGCCTGGTCTTTTGAGTTGGCCAGCAGGTAGATTTCCGGCCCCTGCTCCCCGTCCTTGCAGGCCATGAAGGTGGCGTTGCCCGCCATCATGGTGGATTTGCCGTTGCCGCTGCCCACCACGATGAGCGCCTCCTGGAAGCGCCGGAGGCCCGTCTCTTTATCTACCCACCCGAACAGGTTGCACTCGATGAAGCACTGCCAGTCCATGAGCACCATTTTGTCGTAGTCGCCCTTGGTCGGCACCAGAAAGCGCTCCATGAAGTCCACGGGGCGGGCGGCCTTGTGCTCGTCGAATACCCACGGGTAATCAGGATCTGTTTTGCTCCGTTTCAAGTCGTCCAGGAAGCGGCGGCAGGCCATCCTGGTTTTTTCACATGTGACAATCTCCCCGTTTACAGCCCTCCGGGCATAGCCCAGACATCGCTCAATCGGGGAAGCTGTCGAAGTCGTCGTCAATGTCGATGCTCTCCGCTCTGCGCCCGTTCGGCGTCAGCCGCAGCTCCGCCAGCAGCTTGCGTTGTTGGTCGCAGTAGCTCCGAAGGTGGGCCAGGCTCTTGTTGTCCTGCCAGTATTTCTGCCGCCCGTTGCTGCGTTCCTGGCCGATGCCACGCGTGGCGATGTCCTCCACCAGCACGCCCTTGATCTGCTCGGCGTAGGCGTAGTCTGCCACCAGCATTTGGTCGGCGTCGGTCATGCCGCCCATCCGTTTGTCGCAGGCGTCGCACAGGTAGTCGTACACCTGCCGCGCCTTTTCGCTGGTAATTCGCTCGAAGTGCATTTCCCGAAGTTTTTCATTCATCTGCCGTTCATCTCCTATACTTTGATGACCCGCATACCCTGTCGGGTCGCGGGCGCTTCATCCTGTCGGGCCTGCCGCCCCTTCTCCGGGTGCTCTTTATTATGGCACTCATAGCACAGGCTGCGCAGGTTGTTGAGGTCGAGCCCCAGGTCGGGCCGCTCCTCCAGCGGGATGATGTGGTGAACCATCTGCGCCCGGCGGGGCCGGATGCCGTACCCGGCATTGAAGCGCTCCATGCACTCCTGGCACATCCCGTTGTCCCGCTGCAGCGCCAGTGCCCGCACCCGCTTCCATGCCGCCCGGTGATAAAACGGGATGTCCTGCTTGTGCTTCACTAAAACACCGCTTCCTCGCCCTGGTTCCATAGGTCGTTGGGATCCGGCTCCCGCGTCGCCGGTTCCCGGCTCTGCCAGTAAGTACAGAATTGTCCTGGCTCCGCGTCACCGCAGGAATCGCGGTGCCAGCAGTTCGCGCAATCCGGCCTGTTGATATTGGTGTCCGCCATCGCCATCACTCCTTTATATACGAAAACCGCCAACGTTGGCGGTTTTGAGCAGAAAAAACGCTCAGCGTGTGGGCGTTACGCTGGGCGTTACCGGGGCGGGGTGTTTATGATCATTTGGAAGGAAGTAAACCGTGAAAGCTGCTTTGGCACTGCCGGGGCCTTGCGGCCCCGTTTCCCCGCCTCGGGTCGATTATATATATAGCACACTCGGGGGTATAACATCAATAGCTCATCATATAACATCATATAACATCATATAACATCTTTATGTTAAGATTTGGTGTTTTTGCCCTTGCTGCGCTTCTCGTCCTCGATGATATACCATACTGGAAGCAGCCGCATGACCTCCCCTTCGCCCATTTCCCGCAGCCGCCGGATGGCCTCGGTCTTGCAGCGGCTGACGTGGCCGTAGCTATACCCCAGGTCTTTAGCGATGGCCTTCACGGTCTGCCCCCGCACATAAAACCGGCTCATGATGCTGCACTCCAAATCCGGCAGCGCCTCCAGCAGCTGGCAGGCCGCGTTCATCTCGGCGGTGTATTCCTTGTCACGCTGCCGGAGCTCCCGTTCCACGGCGTCGATCTTCGCCACCATGGTGGTCATGTGGTCAGCCTCGCCGGTGCTCCGTGCTCCGATGCCGTCCAGGCTGGCCGTCAGGTGCCCGGCGGTTTCCCGGTACATGTTGATTTTTTCCGTGAGGCGGCGCTTCTCTTCCTCCGCCCGCCTGCACCGCTCCAGAATCTCCATCGCTGTCAGTGTCATGCTGCTGCCTCCGTCTGTCCGTCAGTTAAAACGGCATTTCGTCGTCGTCCACCTCGGTAAACTCGCCATTGTCGGGGTCGGGGTAGGGCGCGGGCTCCTCCGGGCCGGGGTCGCCGTTCTTCGCCCTGCCCAGGGCTTCCACGCTGTCGGCGATGATCTCCGTCACCCAGTGCTTCTTCTTGTCCTCCCCGTCGTAGCTGCGCACCTGGATCGAGCCCTCCACCGCCACCTTGCGGCCCTTCACCAGGTAACTATTGCAGAAGTCCGCCGTGCCCCGCCAGGCCACGATGGTCAGGAAGTCCGCGTCCCGCTTGCCCTCCGCGTTCTGGTATTTCCGCTGCACCGCCAGCCGGAAGGTCGAACGGCTTATGCCGCTCTGCGTCGTAAATGCCTCCGGGTCGGTGGCCAGGTTGCCTACCAGTATAACCTTGTTCATTCTTTCTCCCCTCTCTTTTCTCCGTCGTTCAGCATATCCAGCAGGCGTTCGTCCATCAGGTTTAACAGCGTTATCTTGGACGCGGTGCTGACCCGGTGGGCCATCCACAGGAAGTCCACCGCGTGGGCGAAGTGCCCGCCGTCCCCGTTGATGCCCTCATAGGCCAGGATCCGCGCCAGGGCTATCCTCTCCGAATCCGTCAGCGTCATTTCGGAATCATAGCGCGTCGCGTTGTCAATCATCGTCAGGGCGTTGCCGAATTGATTCACGCTCACCCCGTCGTAAATGTTCTTGAATTTATCTGCCATAGCGTCCTCCCTCATACGTCGCGCACCCTCCGCAGGTAGTGGCCCAGTTCTTCACCGGCGACAACGTTCTGATAGCCGCAGCCGCCAGCGGGGTGGCCGTCATGGGGCGGGGCGATATTCTCCAGGGCTTTGCGCAGCTCGCACTTCTTTGCCTCGCGCCCCTGTTTCAGACATATGGCGCACTCCGCAGCCATGGCCAGGTTGACGATCACGGCCAGGTCGTCGTCCTTAATCAATAACCATTCCTGCGACCTCGCCGCCGGTGAAAAGCGGATCAGGATCTCCCCGTGCTTTGTCAGCTTCTGGAGATACTGGAGCCCCTTGTTGGGGATAGTGTCGTAAAGGCTGCGCAGCAGCCGATCCAGCGTGGCGAAAATCAGCCGGAAGTCACGCCAGCCGTTCGGCACCATCCGCAGCCGTTCCCGCAGCGCGTCGCCGCTCTCCACGATCCGGCTCTCCATGCCCACCAGGTATTCCACGCACTTCAGCTCCTTGCCCTTCAGCGGGGGCAGCTCCGCACCTGCTGGCGCAGGTGGCAGGATCACCACCCGCCTGCCGTCCTTCAATGCCGACGCCTGCTGCTCCAGGTCTTTCATCTGCGCCTTGCTGGCCTCCAGTTCTGCTTCCAGGCGTCGGAGCTCTTTCTTGCTCGTGTGCGCCAGCGCCTCCGGGGTTAAACTCTTGCCCATCGTCTTTACTTCCTTCCGTGTAACTTGAGCTTGTAATTCTTGACGGGATATTGCGTGTAAACATAGCCAGGAATGTCGCCGGACATCAGACCCGGCTCTTTCATCCTGGGCTCCCACGCTTCAAACTCGCCCTTGCCGCACTCGGCCTCCAGGTTGATCCGGCAGCACCCGCCGCCCAGGTAATGGCGGCAGGTGTCGCAGGTGGGGGTGTTTATCACGTCCATTATTGACTTTCTCCCTCTTCGATCTCGCAGTAATCCGGCCCGCAGCTGCCCTCGTCCATCGCCTCCAGAAGTGCCAGCGCGTCCATTTTCAGCCGGTTCAAGCAGTAGCTGGTCGGGTCTTTATACGGGCATTTGACACAGAGCATTTTGCTGTCGGGATCCTTCACGATGCAGCATTTCAACGCCTCGATGACCTGTTCCCTCGTCATGGTTTCAGCCTCCCTTTGATTTCCTTCATGGTCTTGTAATCATCCCAGCTGTTGACCTGGGCCATGGCCACCTCGTACTCGCACCGGGGCAGCTCCTTCGCCGTGTTCGCCCCGAAGCGCAGCTTGATGGCCTTGCGGATGGCGGCGGCCACGGCCTTGTCACAGTCCCGCGTCCCGTACACCCGGCACAGGGCCGCAGCCCGTTCCCGGATGGCCCGGTTGATGGCGGCGGCCTGGGCGGGCGTCACCTTTTCCAGCAGCCGCACCTGCCGCTGGAGCTGGGCCATCGTCTCGTTGGTTGTCCGCAGCAGCCCCGCCATGGTCTGCAGGGCTTCCCGCATCTGCTGCATTTCCACGGCCACCGCCTCCGGGATCGCCGGGGCGTTGCCGGTTTCCATCCTCACCAGCTCGCCCACGTTCACACCCCCTCAATGACCATCGTGTTGCGGGCCATGTTCACCGCCTGCAGCACGTTCTCCGACCATTCCCGGAGCATCGCCGCATAGGTGGCGATTTCATCCCGCTCGCCGTCGTTCATGGTCAGCAGCCGGTCGGAGTGGGGGACGAAGCCCACCGTGCCCATAAACGTCCGGGCCGCCAGCCCCACGGTGTCCGCGAGCTGGTCGTCGTGCCCCGGCAGCTCGCCCCGCGCCGCCTGCGTCCGCATGTCCAGCAGCTCCTGCTGGGCCTTTTCCCGTTCCTGGGCCTGGTACTCGGCCATCTGCTCCGCGTCCCGCAGCTGCTCCGTCAGCCGGTCGCACTGGTCGGACAGCTCCATGTTCAAATTCTCCAGCGACTTGATCTGCTCCCGGTTGGTTCTTTCCTTGTACTGTAGGGCCTCAATGCGGGTCAGCGCCTCCGCGCTTATGCCGGTGTCTGTTTTCTTCTTCGCCGCCTCCAGCTCGCGCTTCATGCGGTCGTTGATCTCAATCGCGGTGTCCCGCTCCCGCATGAGCCGCGCCTCGGTCTGCCTGGCCCCGTCCAGCGTGGCCTTCATCGCTTCGATGGTCTCGTTCAGTTCCCGGATGCTCAGATTGTCCTCCACGGCCTTTTCCGCGATGGCTTCCCGCTGCGGCTCCGGCAGGGCCAGGATCGCCGTGATCTTGCTGATGGGCAGCCTGGCCATCGCGCTGTCCGGGCTGACCTCCCGCGCCGCCTGCATGAGACGCTGGGCGCTTCGCTCGCTCATGTCCGCCGTGCGCTTCACCCATTCGCCCCATTGCCCGTGGGGCACCAGTCCGCTCTCCTTCGCCTCGATGAGGCACCGGCCTACTTCCAGAATGTTCGCATAAGCTCCCTGGATGTGGAAGCTGATGCGCCGCTCGATGTTCGCCAACGTTGTCATTTCGTTCATGACTTGGGTCGCCTCCCTTTATTGATGTCGATGAGTTCACATCCGCCGCCGCAATGGCAGCAGATGGTCTTGTAATACTGATTGCGCTCCCAGGCGTTCTTGAAGCCCTTGCGCCCCATGGCGCACTGGATCCAGTGCCCGCCCTGGTAATCGTTCCGAGCCTGGAAGTGCGGGCAGCTGGCAGTCAGGTGATCTCGGTGTCGGTTCACGTTCTCGCCCCCTTATGTATCGACCCAGCGGTAGCTGACGCCCCACGGCAGCAGGAGCGTCGGCTCCCGGTTGCAGTGGCGGTATATGGTCTTTTTACTCAGCCCGGAGGCCCTGCAGGCCGCCGCAATGGTGGGGTAAAGTTCTATCGGTTCGCCGTCCTGGTTGACCTTCATCACGGGCCGCCGCCGACTGATGTGGCGCACCTTGCAGCTCTGGCCCTTGGTGATGATTTTCAGATTGCGCAGGCTGTTGTCGCTGTGGCAGCCGTTTCGATGTATCACCACCGCGTCGTCCTTCATCTTGTCCGGGCAGAACGTCATGGCCACCACCCGCTGCACGGTCGTCTGGGTGTTGTGCCCGTCCAGGTACAGGTTGACGACGTGAGTTCTCCCGCTATAGCCCCTGCCGGTCACAATCTTGACCATGCGCCACCCGCCGCCGTCCAGCCGCTTGCGGATGCGCCCCTCGGTGCTGGCCTGATACCAGCCCCCGAAGCCCGGCACGTCCCGCCAGCGCTCCGGGGCTTCCACGTCCTTTTTCCTTGCGCCTGTTTTCAATGCCTTGCCCTCCTCAAAACCGCCAACGTTGGCGGTTTTCATCAAAACGGGTTGTCCGGGTCGTCCACTTCCTGGAATCCGTTCATGTTCATTTTGAGCTGCTCCGTTTCAGCCTTCGGCCCGTCCATGACCGCTCGCGGGATCCACAGCAGGCGCTGGGATTTTCCGTCCACCTTCTTGAATCGCGTCGGGGTATCGTCGCCCAC